AGAATTAATGATCAAACAGAACTCTAAGTAATCTTAGATAATATTTTTATAGCTTTCTTACGTGTCTTACATTGTTGTGCTTTAAGATTAAGTTTAATTAATCTCCAGTGATTACCTGCCTGTTTTATCTGTCTTTCTTTATTTATACAGTGTTCACAATTACACTTTTCTTTTAATTGATTGCTGTCCATCCACCTATACTTGTTCTATAAATATGTAAAGTGGTCGTTGATTCTACAAAATGTAACTGACCATTAACTGGATTGGAAGGAAACCCTGTATTGGTTGTGGAAGCTATTGCCTTTGCATACTGCCAGTTAGTTCCATCATGAACTCTAAATAACTCTGTACTTGATGTATCAAGCCAAGATTCACCTTTAGAAAAACTGGTAAAACCTGTTGGTGCATTATTAGGTTGAGTAGAACCTACATGTATAGGTCCAACTTTAATTAAACCTGTACTGGGAGAAGCAACATTATCTGCAAAGAATAATCCAGGATCTCCTGAATTTATATTTACACAAAGTTCACCTGCACCTATTCTGGTTGGCACTGGTCTGTCATTTAATAAACTTGATCTTCTAGTTTGAATCTGTATTGTCATATCTAATTAAGATAGAATCCTGCATCTACATTTATGGACTGTTCTACTCCTGGATTATAAGTTGAGCAATCCATAGAACTTATTCCTGTTCCTGTTTCTGGTACTCCATTTAAATATATTCCTCCTTCTACTTCACCAAACTGAAAATCAGGAGTGAAATCTGTAAGTGGTTGATTAACTAATCCAATACGGACATCCTCTATTAGTTTAAAATCTAAATTTAAAACTTTTTGCATAGACATCAATGTAGTGGCTGCATTATTTAATAATTTTCCATCACGACTTAATTCACCATTGTCACGTCTAATAGTGTCAGTAAGTTTCATAGTCACAAGAGTTGGATCAAACTGTGCTACTTCTTCTGGTTCATTTCTCTGTCCAAATTCAATATCTTTATTTCCTGTCCAAGGTAATCCATAACCCAGAAGTGCCATTCTTTCTGCAGCTTTTCTAGTTCGCTCTTGCTCCTTTTCAAAATTTTTATAAAATTTATCTAGAGCATTACCGGCTGGTTGATCATTAGGTTCAAGTAACCAAGTCTCTACATATTCATGTATTTTTAAATTACTTACAGTACAGTCACCCTGTGTTGTACCAGAGAAAGGATATACAATTACAATTGTGTTTTCATCTGGAACAGAGTTCACTATGTATTGACCATCTAATAAATCACCACTGGTAAAATCAATAGCTACTCTTTTATTAGGAAGCAATCCATGATTGACAATAGTTATTGTCACATTAGGTCCACTCTGTTGATATCTTCCTTCAAAGCTAAACTGGTCATTACCTTCATCATGTTTCATAGACCATAAAGCTGCATAAATATGTTTACACCAGCGAGTCTGGTAATATAAGAGTCCACCAAAAGATCCCTCCGGATCATCATTATATTCAGGAATCTGATAGAAGTTTCCTGTAGGTGAATATCCAAAATCATTAAAGACTCCAGGATTATCTCTGGAATCAATTACATTACCTTCTCTGTCCTGTCTTGTTCCAGGGATTACACTTTCAATTCCAGTAGTAGGAAACCTATCATCAGTTGTATCTTTGTATAAATTATATTTTCTACGACGCATAAAGTCTGGACAATTACATTGATATCTAATCTCTGTAGTAAGAAATCTATCTTGTCCTGCAAGAAAGCCTCTATGTGCAGGAGTTACTGTTTTAGGTTTATTATTTACAAGTTGAACTCCATAACTTTCATCACGTTTGAATAATATTTCATCAGTAGTTAAATCAACTCCAGTGACTGTATTACCTACATAATTATTAAAATCAAATCCTCTTATTCTTCTTCGAACTTTCAGATTACCACTTGCTGTTGTACTGATAATAGATTCAGCTGTAAATTCAGTTGCACTTGTAACTATTATTTTATATAGACCAGTTTTTGTATTACCAGATGTTACCTGTAAGAAAACTTGATTACCTGTAGATAATCCATGAGGAGAACTACAAGTCACTGTTACTGTATTACCTGATTGAGAATAAGTAGAGTTAACTCCTGAATCACGTTCCACTACACGATCAACGAGTCTTTCACCAGCTAATAATGTTACTGGTGTTGGCATACTTCTTATCTTTACTCTCTGTTCTGTCCACCTGGTATCAGCAAAACCTTCCGCAGTATCTGCAAACTCTTGCCTGACATTAACAGTTCCGGCTGTTGTTACTGACGCTGAACTTGTACACGTAAAGGTGTCATCAGTTACTGAGGTTATAGTCAATGTTTCATCAACTGCAGTTCCAGATGTGTAATCAAGAAAAGCACTTTCTCCTACACGCAATCCATGACTGACCAGTGTTACAACAACAGTGGTACCAGTTTTGTTATAAGTTCCTGCAGTTGCTGCAGTGACATATCTAACAGAATCAATGGGTAAACCAAGATCATAAAGATTAAGACTATTGGCATCACGAATACCAACTGTATGTTCTCCTTCTTCATTGCCAGCACTGGGAAAAGTAAATATTCTTACAGGTACAAAAAGACCTGGGAAATATTGGAATGTAAAGAACATTCTAAAGTCTCCCCTGGTGTTTCTGCCTGTAGCGGATGATCCTAAATACTGTTGAGTTATAACATAAAGTTCATATCCTCTTCTCCATCTAGACCATGTACTATCGAAGTCGTAGAATCTTACTTCACTATAATCATCTTGTCTGCCTATAGGAACAAACTGATATGGTATTTCAGTGTAATCACCTTGATTTGATTTCTCTTTTTTTAATACTGCATCTGAGAAACCTTTAAAAGAATTATCAAAAGAAGTGCCAAAACCAGATCTTCTTCTTGGCATTACTTAAAACTTATAATTAAAACCTAATTTTGCTCCATATTGTGCAGGTTTTCCAAAATCTTGCTGACCATAAACAGTAGCACTCAATCCTTGATCTTTATTACCAAATGTTTTTTCAAAACCTACACCTGAAAGATCTGCTTTAAATCCTGTCTGATTAACTTTATTTATAAAATTCTGACTTTTTTCTATGACACTAACATTTTTATTATCTTCTGTTTCATTATTGCTTTTTTCTTTATTAAATTTACTCTTTACAAAATTCTTTGCAAAATTTGTTGCAGCTTCTTTAGCACCTGACTCATCTAAAAACTGACCAAGAATAGGTACTGGATTATTAGATGAAGCTATTTCCCTATTCTTATTTTCCATTTAGTAATATCCACCTTGTACATTTACATAGAATCCATTTGTTAATGAACCTATACCACTTATACCTACATGTAAACCTGATCCACGAGGTAACATTAATCCTCTTAATTTAGGTGCAAGTGTACTGTTGGCACTAGTAAAGTTAGTACCAGAATGAGCTACAGGTGAGTTTATAAATGGAAGTATTAATTTTTCACTTAGACTAAAACTCTGATCTTCTGGAATAGATTGAACATGAGCAGTGAATAAAGGTAAGAACTGTGTAGTTCCTGTTACTGTAGTTACACTAGTTAAATAAAATACAAAATCAGTAGGTAGATAAACATTTACGTTTCCATTAGTAGTACCAGAAACACTATGAGCTCCTTTAAATGTTGTAGCAGTGACTTCTGTTACTGTTAAAACTTCGTCAGTAGCAGCTCCAGATGTAATATCTAAATATACTTTGTCACCTACTTTCACATTATGATTAGCCAGTGTGACTGTCAAAGAAGTTAAAGCTCTTGCATATGTAGCTGCACTTGGTGTCACAGCATCAATAAAAACATTTACATCTTTTGTATATCTTAAATATATTTCATCAATATATGCACCGCTGATTTGAGTATCTGTTAATGCTTGGTCAACATCAAATACTTTAGTCACATTACCAATTGATGTAGGTAACAAACTAGTAGAGAATAATTGTCCTGTTTGTGTTCTTACAAGAGTACTATTAGATGCTGGTCTATCCAACATCATTGGTTGTTTATTTGTTGAGGTAGATGCCAATTTACTGTCCTTCTTTTAAGTTTATTTTAGCGTGAGTACTATTTGTCCTCTTTTTTCTTTTTAGCTTCTCTAGCTTTTTCTAGAGCTTCTTTACGCTTTTCTTTATCAGACATCTCTTCACCATCTTCTTTCTTCTTATTTTTATTTTTAAAATATTCAAGAAGCTGTGGAGGCATCTTTTTCTTTTTGTCAGCCATAGTAATTAAGTAAGTGCTATCTAAGTTCTGTAGCAAACATGAGTCTGGTTCCGACTGCTACATCAGCTGGTCCAGGAAGTGCTTGTATAAATTCAGCACCCTCACGATTAAATCGATATCTAGCCTGTTCAGGATTACGATAATTAGGTACGTAAAGATGTTGAGCTAAACGATCCGTCTCATATAAGTATATACCAGTCCATGTTTTAAGAGTGTCCTTATAATCAGTCGTACTGATAGTTCTATCCACGTCACCAGCTATGTTTTCACGTCTTCCAGCAGGTGTAATATTATTATTTAAAATTCCTGTCATATCCGTTCTTTTCTCTGCTTCATCACATCTTCCCACCTGTTCAATTATCTTACTTACCCAGAAAGAATCTTGAACATTATCCAATGCTTCTTCTATTCTAGCTAAGTCACCGGCTGGTATAGATGTTTGATTATATCCCAGATGCCATTTACATTTTGATTTAATAAAGTTATCAAGTTGCATTATTCAACACGAATAAGATTATCTTTTATTAGTTCATCCCAGTCAATACGCTTAATAGCTTTAAGCTGATCTAACTTAATGAACTTTTCGCCTAACATAGAAGATTGTAAATCTTTTATTTCCCTAGCTGTCTTTAATCCTACACCAGGCAACGCATCAGCAAGTTGTCTAGCACTGGCAGTATTGATGTTAACTCTAGTATCTACAGGAAAAATTTCTTTCTTTGTAGGTGTCGCAGGTTTAACACCTTCTGATGCTAGTTGAGCAGTTAGACGTTCTTCAGTCTTTACTTTCTCTGTAGTCTCTTGTAATTGAGGAATTAAATCTACCTCATTTACATAATGGACTTCATCTTGAGAATCAGTGCACATTACAATTCCATCACCATGAACTGAAACCTTTTCAAGTAATGCCCCTGTTGGCTTGTATCTGTATAACATTTGATTAATTTTTATCTATATAAATAGAATAACAACCCACACTTTTAGTGCAAATAAAAAAGCCGAGCATATGCCCGGCTTCTTTATAAATACATTAAGTATTAAGCGTCACCGCCACCGACTTGAGATACAAAGTCAACTAGACCTTGAACATCATTCCAGCCTACTGCTGCAGATGCACGGACATAATTTACTCTGCAAAGAATGTATGCAGCTTTACCTGCATCTGAATCTGCGTCAGAGATAAATACTCCGTCTCCATTAACTGCTGTACCAGTAATACCGTTGACATTATAAACCTTGAAGGTTGTGTCAGCAGTTACTTTGTACATCATGGAGTTTGCTGCGTTAGCTGCAGTAATACCACCACCTGTTACAACACTCCAGAATGGAATAATACCATCGTTAGTGCCATCAGTTGATGTGTTACCTGTTCCCTGAGCAATACCGGAAGCACCGATATCAAGTAAGGAAGAAGCAGCTGCTAAACCATTTTGCTGTGTAGCTGGAACACCAAGTGGTGCACCGGCATTATCAGGACCTAGAAGAAGAAATTCCCCGTTAGTACCTTGAAGATCAGCTGTCACTGGAGAAGCTGGGAATGTTGCTAAACCGCCTGCAGGAATATCCTGAGCGATTGCTAATGAAGCCTGATATACGTAAGCAGGATTTGTTGAACTTGCCTGCACTACTAGAGATGTACGATCATCTCTAACACGATCATCAGGACGACGATCTGGAGAAGGAATTGTGATATCGAAGCTCTTGAAGTTAGCTTTTGTTCCTGATTTATTAGAAACTTTAATAAAGCCAATTAATTCAAAGAAATCGAGACCAGGCCATCCATGCACACCCTCAGTGTTGTATGAGGATAAGCGGTTGATCTGATTACCGGGCTGTAAGATTGCTCCGGCTTCTGCTTTATAAGATGCCATGTTTAATTATCCTCCTTAAATATCGCTAATTGTGAATGCTACTGTGATGAAGTCCTTATTCAAGTTTGCAAATCCAGCATATAGCTGCCAGATAAGAATGATAAATCTGCTGAAGTCATCATTGTTGTTAATGAGAACTTGAGCATTAGGACCACCAACACCAACACCAATTGCTTGTGGACCGAAGAACAGAGCTGGAGGTGTGTCGTGTGAAACGGCACCATTACCATCACCTGTGTTAACGGTTATTGATTTGGAGGGCATGTTAGTTGTTTCGAAGAACCTTACACCTTCAAACACAAAGCCTGATGGCATTACAGGTTCACCAGCAACAAATTGTGCTTGACCAAACTGTCCACCCTGATAAATGGAAGCATTAGGAGCACCCATTCCCATAAGAGGGTTAGGCTGACCCATGCCAGGGTATCTAGCAACTTCTCTGAAGCCTGCATCAGCTCTTAGATCTTTCATGAATGAAGGATCAGCTACACAACGGTAGTAGCCATCTGCAAA